GAGCATTGATGGATTCTGAAGTAACGAATTTAGCACAGGTAAAAGCGTTTAGTTCTTCTGATTACGCGACTGCTGCACAGGGGACAAAAGCCGATTCCGCACAACAACCTCCAACTGAGGGTGCCTTTGTTGATGGTGATAAAACAAAGCTTGATGGAATTGAAACGGGAGCTGATGTCACTGATACCGCAAATGTCACTGCTGCGGGAGCATTGATGGACTCTGAAGTTACTGATCTCGCTGGAATAAAATCAGTAACGATATCTACTCTTTTGAGGAATAATGTTAACGACTCTACTACAGGTGTCTTAACAGCAGGTGGATTTACAACTACAGGGACATGGACATTTGATTCCTCTTCTGGAAGTGGAACAGTAGGTATAACATCAGTACAACCATCAACTGCTAGTTTTGGAGATAGCAATGCGTCACTTATGACCGCTGCTGCTATTCAAGATAAAATAGGTACATACGCAGGAACAGGTTTATCTCTTAGTGGTAATCAATTTAATATTGATCATTTAGGTATTGAGAATTTAAGTGATCCAAATGGAGATAGAATTCTTATATGGGATGATTCGGCAGGAGCAGTTGCTTGGGCAACAGCAGGAAATTATCTAAGTATATCAGGGACAGCTATAAATGGTCAAGATACAAATTTATCCACAGAGCAAGTTCAAGATATAGTTGGTGGTATGGTTTCATCAAATACCGAAACAAATATAACAGTTACTTATGATGATACAAATGGAAAACTAAACTTTGCTGGAACAGATAGTGTAACCACGGCAACTAACGCTAATAATATTAATGTTGCTGATGAAAGTACTGATACAACTTGTTATGTTGTAATGGTAAATAGTGCTACTGGGAATCAAGCACCTAAAACGGGGTCCAATTTAATTTTTAATTCAACAAATGGATTATTATCACTTGGAAAAGTTGGACAGTATGGTTCTAGTAGAATGTATATAGATTGTGATACTAATTCTCAAATAAGTTTCAAAAATGGTAATCAGACATCAGTAGAAGAATTTAGATTTACTAGTTCTGGTGACTTACATGCTGATGGTAATATAACCGCATATTCTAGCACAGTTGGTTCTGACATTAGATTAAAAGAAAATATAGAAAAGATAAAGTATGGATTAAAAGATGTATTAAAATTAAATTGTGTTCAATTTAATTGGAAAGAAAAACTAAATAGAAAACAAGATATAGGTTTTATAGCCCAAGAAGTAAAAGAAGTAATACCTGAAATCGTAAATGAATTACCTAACTTAAATGAAGGTTCTGAAGTATATTTAGGTGTAGAATATTCGAAAGTTGTCCCAGTGTTAGTTGAAGCTATAAAAGAACAGCAAGAACAAATTGATAAACAACAAAAACAAATAAATGAATTAAAGAAAATGAATGAAGAAATGATGCGAATGTTTAAAGAATTAAATAAATAAGTTAAATAAATATAATATATAATAATGGCCGGAGTAGGTACAACAGATATAAGTTTTAGTGGTTTAAGGACAGCATGGGGGAATGCAAGTTATGCTGGTGGTTCAGATCCAGGGGCAACAGACATATCGTTATCTGAATTTTATGGAGCTACATTTACAGATGGTAACAGTGCTCCAGCATCGGGAGAAATAAGTATAAGTGATTTTTCAGGAAAAACATTTGGTTCACAAGCAACTGGAAATGTTACATATGAATCAGGTGATTTTAGAGGATATACATCCCAATGGTCAACACGTACATCATATTTAAAAGGTATAAATGCTTCGACAACTGCACAAACATATACAGGTTCAACTGATATAACTGGTAAAACTATTCAATTATTATCTGGACAAGGGGGGGTATATTCATATATATTGTTAAGTCCTAATTCTTCAACAGAAACTCCCGGTATGGTGGTTGATAGGACTGATAATTCTGCAATGAATGAAGCAACAATTTGGTTTAAATTAAGAAGTGGAGCACTTGCTTCAGGTGTAATGGGGATAATACCCCTTGATGTCGCTATGACAGGATCAACTACAAAAGATAAATGGACAAATCAAAAAACACATATACATAATAAAAATTCTGCTTCAACAGATAGATTAAATTTTAGTGGTCCCCATGTTAATTTTTCTGGTTCAAGGGATGATATAACAAGTTCAAGTACAGTTGTAAGTCCTCAATATCGAAGTGGAACATATGGGACTAACATGTCCGGTCAATTTCATAATATTACTGGGATTACTTCAGGAACATGTGGTTCTTCTAATCTAATTGCAAATGACACAAATTATTGGTTTTATACTCAGAATTATAGTAATTTTAGTGGATATTATAGCACGGGAGATAATTCAGGCATGAAAATAAAATGGTATGAAATTACACTTCAAGTATCATTAGAAAGTGGAAGTAGTATAATAAAACCAGTATATCCTGCAACTACATGGAGTTCTAGTGATTTAACAGATTTATTTTCTGGAATGTATGTTACAGGAACTGGTATTAATTCAAGTGACGGACCTTTTGTAGGTGATATCCATACAAATTATATGAGATTATATAAGGGTAAAGGTGTTTCTTCATTAAATTTTAGTAATGCTACATCTACACAAACGAATGTTACATTAACTATTAGTGGTTATTTATTTTGGGTATTAGGGACAACTGATACTTATTCAAATGCTAAAATAATTGGACCACCCCATACCGTTTTACCAAAATATCAAGCAACTGGAACTAATAGGGCGTCTACAGGTGAAATAAAAGAATGGGCATTTTATATTGGTGATGGGACAACAGGTAATAATACCTTTGAGTTTGATATTAGAAACACAGAACCAGGTGGAACAGCATTTTCTTATTCTGTATCATACAGTTCTGGAACGATACCATATATTAATAATAGATTAACAACAGACAAATTTAGAGCTTATGATGGTTGGTCAGCACACTCAACAGCATTAAAAGGTGTTACAGGTTCTTCAATTTTTACCGGTCCAACCACATCAAATAAACAGGTTAGATTATATGGTGGAAATACATTACAAACAGTTTCTTATCCAATATTATTATTAAATCCCTTCTCAAGTTCAAGTACACCTGGTATTATAGTAGATAGAACAAATTCAAATGTTGTTGATGAAGCAACTGTTTGGGTTAGAGTTGTTACTCATGGAAATGAGGGTGGTACATATGCAGACCCTTGGAGGGTTGTTCAGATGGGTATTTTAGCAAAAGATATGACAACAAATAATTGGTCAACTCAAAAAGGTTATCTTACTAGTAAACATGCAACTTATATGGATCGTTTAGGTTTTCACGGTTACGGTTATCATAATTATGCAGGTTCAAGAGACGACATTACTAGTTCTTCAACAATAGTTTCACCCCAATATAAAAGTGGAACATATGGCACAGGTTTAAGTACAACTTTCCATACAAGAACAGGAAGAACTGCTGGTACACAACGTTCTTATAATGCTGGTTCAGCTCCATATGGTTTCTCTAGTACAGCTGCTTATTTTTTCACAAGTGCGGCCGGTCCGACTTGGTATGCAGGTTATCCAGACTATCGAGGATCTACAAAATTTCCAAATCATGGATTTAAGATTAAGTGGTATGAAACTACATTACAATGTAGTTTAACAAGTGGTTCAAATATTATTCAACCTGTATCACCTCCATCTAATTGGAGTTCAGATGATTTAACTGATGTATTTTCGGGTATGTATGTCTATGGAACTGGTATTAATTCTAATGATGGTGCTTTTATTGGAGAAATTCATACAAATTATATGAAAATGTTTAAACAAAAAGGAACATCTAGTAGTAGTTTAGTTGATAGTAATTCTTCTTCAACACAATCTAATGTTACACTAACTATCAGTGGATATCTTTATTGGACACTCGTTACATCTTCAGATAGTACTAATTCTAATACGAATTATAAAGATGCTAAGATATTGGGTCCACCACATACTGTTTTACCAAAATATCAAGCCGGGAGTCAAACATCTTCTCCTTCAAATGAGATTAAAGAATGGGCTTTTTATTTAGGAGATACAACAAGTAGTCGTTTTAATACTTTCCAATATGATATAAGGCATACAGAACCAAGGGGGACACCATTTTCTTATTCGGTATCATATAGTTCTGGAACTGTTCCAAATCCTAATGCAATTTCAACAGGTGAATACCTTAATTCAACTGCCATATCATCAGGTAATAAAGGAACTTCGGTTCAAACAATTACATTTGATCTTAGTGGAAGCGCATACGTTGGAAGTTCTGTAATAGGAGAAACTGGTAGAATAGTTTTCAAGTATGTAAGTGGTTCTAGTTTTACAGGAGATATGCAAATAGTTCAAGTAACCACGAATGGTTCTAGTTCTAATGTTGGTGTAAATTATACTAGTTGGCAAAGGAATACTACAAACTTTGTAACAACTTATCCTGCTTCTAATGGTTGGAGTACAGTCGGAACAACTTTAATATATGGTAATTGGAGTAGAAGATCAGGAGGAACAGGTTCAGGTGGGACGGGTGTAGCACCGAATGCTAATGATTATGGAGGTGTTTCGTTACTTTTTGAAGCCACGAGTCCAGGTTATCCAACTAAAACAGGTTTCTTAAGAGGCCCTAATACAACATTTACCAGTAATAGTGTAACTGTCCGTTTTTATGCTTATGGATCAACTATGGGATCTCTTTATGCTGGTGTAGAAATCACATAAAATATATATAGTATCATAATATAATGTCTAATTGTAATTGTGAATCTTGTGATTGTATGTGTTGTAATTGTAATATGATGTTAAGTTATGGAAAATATTTATGTCATAAAGAATCATACGATATAACGGATGAAAATGATAATTTTGTAAGGTCTATTGAAAATTGTAATTTAAGTGAAGGTGATATAGAAATAAATTCATTTGAGTTTATACAATATTGTAATTGTTGTAATGTTTTTATAAATTATCCATATACATATGATAATATTGAAAAAATATTTAAACAAAAAGATAATCAAGTTATAGAAAATTATGAATATTTTTTAGAAAATAATATAATTCATAATTTCAATAGTATAGAATGTGATCATTGTTCAACTATATTAAATAAAGGTAAATTTACAATAGAAACAGTCACCGAAAATACAGAAAATCTAGATAATTTATCATTTCCAAATGATTTTATTAAAAATATAAAGTTATTTAATTTAGAAGATTCATTTGTAAAAGAGTTTGAGCCGAATGATTACCAAGAATATAAGAGTTTATCTGATGAATATAATACCGATATTTCTCGGAATGTATTATATTGTGGTAACTGTAATTTCGTGATTCTAAATAGTTTAAGAAAATTATTCAAAGAAGAAGAAATAATTAATCAAGATGAAGAAGAAACCATAATAACTATGGAGAAATATAAATTATCTTAAAAGGTCAATATTTTTTAACATTGTTATTTCGAATTCAAATGATACATCAGAATTATTTGTATCATACAATTCATTATTTTGTGCCCATAACTGAATATTAATACGATGTAATTTCATTGGATTAAAGTAAACAGGTGCTAAATCTGCTTCAGCTGTCCTATAATGAAGATATTCTCCGTGACCCGCCCTTAACTGAATACGTTCTATAATATCTCTCCCAGAAGAGTTTCTTTTACAAACTACACTCGGAATCTCTGGTATGACAAGGTCAACAAAGTGAGACGAAACGTCAAGTAGCCTGTTTGAGAATAAAATACCATTTAGACTTTCCGTTTCTTTTGGTAAAAAGCCAAATAATCTTGCCGCTCCTCTAGTTATATTATCATAATCCCACAACATTACAATTTCTTGATTTGTCGGACTGAAATACTCAAACTTATTAATCAAAGATTTTAAAGGTCTATCACGTTCACTATCTGGAAGTCCTAAAGATAATGAATCGGTTTGAATGAAATTTACACGAAATGTATGGGGTGTTGTTGATACACTCGCTGTATTAACGCTGCTTCCAGGGACAAAATCATCTCCAATAACATTTTCACCAACAGCTTCCCTCTCATATAAATCACTATATTCAGAGTAATGCGAATATTGATTTTTTATATGAGTGGAAAGATTGTTTGTATCATTTTGCTGAAAACGTTGATTATATCTTTGAAATACCTGTGCTAATTCACCTACTTCATATTGTCCTGGATTAATAGTTATCGTATATACCTTTGTTTCCCCTTTTATCTTATAACGTATAATATTATTTGTTTTATTTACATTATATGGTGGGGTTCTTATAGTGGTTTTTAATAGCTTAAAACCAACTACGTTATTATAAATATCATAATTTGTTGTAATAAGTGATGAAGAACTATCTCCTGATTTCCTTTCAAAATCAAACAGAACATCAAAGTTTGATGTATTGAAATCTTTATCGGCCTGAAAATAATTATGTGAATCAACCACAATTTTCTTTTTAACAATATCCGGTGTAAATAATTTATTACGATATTTGTTATATCTTTCAGTTTTTACCATATTTGAAAATCTAGTTTTAGAATAATCTTCTTCTTCAGATGATTCTTCATCCGAAAGAGATTCAATATTATCATTGGTATAAAAAGTATTGTCCATTTAATTATTTAATTTTATTTTTTTTCTTTAAATCTTTTGATTTTTTAATAATTGCTTCACCAACCTTTTTTAAAATATCTACATGGGTATTATATTCTGGAAATAAATTAGGCACGTATTCTATTTCATTTACAAAATAATCCCTACAATTTTCTTTATTATCAATACAACAACCAAAATCAATTCGGAGTAAAAATGGATGACCATTCTTGTCCTGTGGAATAGTTTTCAAAACTTTACGACCCATTGTTTTTAATTTATTTATTAAAGCGTCGTCTAATTTTTCAGGAATATCATCATACGTATTAAAAATTCTAGCATTATATTCACTCTTGGGGTATGCAAATGTTACTTTTTCAAAACCACTTACACCAAGTGATAATGGATCTATAATAGTCCCCATAGAATGAGAATATTGTCCATTCAACCAATATGTCCTTACTTCATAAAATCTTTCAAATTCAGGAACAAAGTTTTGAACTAATAAAAGTGGTTTTTCAATCCTTACTTGTTTTTCTATCTTACCAAGATATATTTTGAATTGTTTATCATTTTTCAATACTTTTTGTAAATCCCACTTTTTAAATCCAATTCCAAACCCTCCTGGTTGAGGTTTCGTGATAAAATTATTTGTCCCCCATTCTTCACATTGTTTTTTTATTTTGTTTATCATTGTTTTTGAATTTATATTATCTTTTATCAAAAAAGAAATGTTTTCAATTACTGGAATACCTTTTTTTGCTAATGTTTCTGTGTATAACTTTTTATTTAATACAAATTTTTGTAAATCTAATGAATGGCAGAAAATAGCTTTAGTGTTCTTTATGATAGAATTATATTTCTTATAAGCTTCAGATGATTTCAAAGCGTGTGTATAATAATATGACTCAAACAATCCAAAAATAATATCAAATTCATTGAATCTTTTTAAATTTACATCTTTTTTAGTTAAAATTTCAATGTCGGCCCCTTTAAAGTGCTTTTTGACATAATAAGCGACCCCTATATCTGAACCTAAACCATATTCTCCAGGACCCCATTTTTCTTTACTTAAATTGAATGTTTTATCATCTATATCTTCCAACCATTTAGGAAATCTATCTTCAGAAATAGCATCTGTATTTATCCCTACAACAATACCTACTTTCATATAGTATAATGTAATATTAAATTTGAAAGAAATACTTTTTAGCATAAAAAAACAAAATATGTCTTACGAAGGAGAAAAGTATCATACTACACCAGAAGGTATCAAATTGACTATTGAAAAGTATGGTGTCGAA